AACTATTAATAATTATTTTTTAATATTTTTAGAATAGATTATAATGTAAATTTATGTTTATATTTAGTTATTCATTAGTAATTTAATTATTAATTCATTTATATTATTATTTTTCTATTTTATAATTTTTTATTATATACTGTAATGCTTTAATATAATTTTTATTATTATTAAACATTAAATTAGAAGACATATTTAAATCTTCTAGTTCTTCATATAATAGTTCTGGATTTATTATATTTAATTCATTCTTATTTATAATTATAGGCATTATTTTTAAATCTTTTTTTAAACTAATATTTAAACTAGTGAACCAAGTTTTATTGTCTGTTTCAGTGTTTACTAAAAACTGTGCTGTTTTAGTTAATAATCCATAATTTAAATTATAATTACCGTATTTTTCATTATTATTTAAAAATACACTTGTATCAGTATAATGTTCTGGAGAGACTATTATACTACATATCTCAGGATTTTTTAATTTATATAAGCAATGAGGTGCATAAACATAAGTTAATAATATAACTGCACATTCATCAGTAATCATATATTTAATTTCATTATTTTGTATTTTTAAAGTATTTATTAAATTCATTATTTTTAGAAAAAATAAATCCCACCATAAAGGAAATTTTATTTTATCATATATAAGTTTATATTGTTTTATGTATTTTGTTTTAGTTTTTTTATTAGATTTATTAGTTTTATTTTTATTTTTAAAAAGAAAATTAAAACAACTCATACTAACTATATTAAGTTTTATTTATACTATACTATATTAAGTTTTATTTTTAATTTAATTAAATAGTGTTAGTGTTATTAGTATCTATAACTATATTATTATAATACTCTCTAAATACATAATTATCAATTGTAATAAAATTAGTTTTATTGTTTATAGTTTGTTCTTCTTTTGTTGTTGGTTCTGTTTCTGTATTCTTTTCACGAATTTCTTTATATATATTGCGTGCTTTTCTTAAAGTTTCTTTTTGTTTTTCTTTCTTTTCTTTTTTTAATTTTAATGTTTTTTGTAATTTACTTATTTTATTATTATTTTTATTAATTTTTTTATGAGATTGTTCTAGATAGTATCTCTCTAATACTATTTTTTTATAAGACATTTTATTATAAATATAAAATTATAATGTATAATTATTATTATTAAATTATATTTAAGTTAAAAAAATAATTTAATAATTAATAATTCTAACAATAATATTTTTTAATGTTTTAATTTCTTAAATTCAGAATCAATATATTCCTTCATCCAAGGTATTAAATTAGTACTTATCTCTGTTTTAATCATAGTTTGAATAGAGAATTGTTGTTGAAACATTTGTTGTTGAAACATTTGTTGTTGAAATTGATGTTGATGATGAAAGTTTGGATGTTGAATTTGAATAGGATTTTTTTTTTGTAAAAAACTAGTTTTATTTTCATCATCATCATCATCATTTTCTGTTTCTGTTTTATCATCATCATCATTTTCTGCTTCTGTTTCTGTTTCATCATCATCAGTTTTTGGTTTTGGTTCTTCTTTATTATCCTCTATATCTGGTGAAGCAAAATCAAGTAAATTAGCAACATCTTTTTTTCTTTTAATATTAATTTTAAATTCATCAAAAGATATTATATAATCTTCATATTCTATATAATTAAAAGGAAATTCTTTTGCTTTATAACGTGCTATTTTTAAAGTTGGATCAACTTCATATTTTATAAGTTTATCAGAAGATATTAAATTTCCTTCTTTATTATAAAAAGATACAATACCCCAACCATAAGATGTATCTTTACCATTTTCTTTCAATAAAGTATGTAATGGTACATAATTTGTAAGTTTGCGTCTTTTGCTAGACTGAGTAGGGGGTTCTGTAGCATAATGTGTATCACCATTTTGTCTCTTTTGACATCGTGTTGCTGGCATTTTCAAATATTGGTGAACAATAAACAATTAAATGTAAATTACAAATTACAACAGTATATAATTATTATTTGTTAATGATTAAAAATCAATTTTTATAATATTTTTTTATATTTATATTATTTTATTAAAATAATTGTATTTATATTTAAAATTTAAAAAAATAATGATAAAGATAATTATAGAAATAGTGTATAAATTATAGTATAATATTGTATAAAATATGAGTAATAATAATTTTATACTAGATGTTCTTAAGAAACTAGACCATTTATATAATTATGGTTTTAGTATTAGTGGTAATAATTATACAATAAATAAAGTAATAAATATTTATGTTAAAATGATGAAATCAAAAGTTGATAGTTTAGGTAAAACATATACTAATAATATGATTAAAGATATTGAAAACATTATAAATAATTTAGATGAATATAGTCCTTATGATAATATAGAATTTGTTAATACTATTATAAATTATTGTATTAAAAACTTACATTTTAAATATAAAAAAAATGATAGAGAGCCTATGTTGCCAGATTATACTATTGATGAAATTAGAGATATGGTGAAAAAATAGTAATACTATTAATAATTTATTAAGTTTTATTAAGTAATTGTTTATCAAGTTCTAATTGTTGTTCTAGCATACTAAATTTTTTCCATTTATCTATATTTTTTGATATACAATTTAAACATATTTCTAATGTATAAGAAGTATATAAATCTTGTTTGTCTTGTTTTTGACATTCTTGTAAATAAACAATACCTGTATGTGGCTCACATTTTGTAACTTCTATTAAAGATGCTAATGTTTCACCAAACTCTTTTATACTATTTTCATAAGTAAACATAGTTTAAAATTTTAGTTTTTTATTTGAGTGTTATATTTGAGTGTTATATTTTTATTATATTTTATATTTTAATTTTTTTATAATTTTAAAGATTTTGTGGATTTTTTATAATTGTATATTTATTTTTAATTTTTTATAATTGTATATTTATTTTTAATTTTTTATAATTGTATATTTATTTTTAATTTTTTATAATTGTATATTTATTTTTAATTTTTATAATTTAAAAATAAATAGTATAACGATTTTAATATAAAATGTAAAAAAATATAACTCTATAAAATGATTATACACGGTAAGGTATATGATTTAAAAGGATTTAAACATCCAGGGGGTTCTGAAATATTAAAATTATCTGAGAATGAATCTGATAGTACTGCATTATTTGAATCATATCATGCTTTTTGTGATATGACTAAAATAAAGACTATTATGAAAAATTATGAAGTCGGAGTATCTACTGATGATAAATTATTTAATTTTTCATCTAATGGATTTTATAATACATGTAAGGAAAGAATTAAATGTTATATTAATAAAAGAGAAAACGCAAAAGCAAATTTAGAATGGTTTAAAACAGTTGTAATAACAAGTTTAATGTTTATATTTTTTCAATATACTTTATTATTTGGTAGTAGTAATGGTATTAATAGTATTGGTGGATTATGGAAATTATTTTGTAGTATAATGTCTGGTATTACATTAACATCTCTTGGCTATAATGTTTTACATGATGGTTCTCATTATAGTATTTCAAAATATCCTTTTATAAATAAAATAATGTCAGTAGGTATTAACGGATTATTATTATTAAATCATACATTATGGTCTTATCATCATTGTATTCGTCACCATCAATATACAGGTATGATAAAAATGGATCCTGATATGCGCAATTCTATGCCTTTTTTACGTAAATCAACAAAAATAGAAAAAAGTAAACTTGAATATACTAAACATTATATGGCATTTAAATTATTATTTTTTAATATTATATTTCCAGGAACGATGTTCGGACAAACTTTAATGTATCATTATTTTTGGATTAAAAATAAAAAACTTTGGAAAATGAAATTGCCAGAATTATTTTATGATAATTGGACTAAATTACAATATAGTATAAGTATTGTATTTTGTTTAACTGGATTAATTTATGGAGGTATTTATTTTTTATTTCATATTATCGGCACAAATATTGGTTATTTTATAGGTTCATCACCAAACCATGATATGTATTCGACACATTTAGAGATTGATAAAATAGATTATACTAAAGATTGGGGTGAATTACAAGTAAGACATTCTGGTAATTTTATGAACGATAATGATTTATTTACAAAATTCTATGGAGGGATTAATTATCAAATTGAACATCATCTATTCCCAACATTAAATAATCATAAATTAAAAATAATTAGTTCTATCGTTCAACAATGTTGTAAAGATTTTAATATACCTTATACTGTTGTTAATAATCCTATAGATGTTTTTAACCAAGTATTAAAAACATATGAAACTGTTCATGAATAAAATAAAGAAAAAAAATAAAGAAATAAAATCAAAAAGTATATAATATAGATTGTCTGACAAATATCTTCTTCTTCTATTTTTTATTTTTTTAAAGTTATTGTCGGGTTTACGTTATTATATATATCTTCGTTAATATCTGTAAGAACCAAAATTAACGCAGTTTGACTTGAACTCCAACAACTATGACACCATAAATTCTTCATTGTTGGAGTACCATTAATTCTACTATTATTTTCACAAGTTATTTTTCCAACTTCATTAGTTTTAACAGATTTACCAATCCATACACAATCATCAGATTTATCTTTACCGCAATAAATTGCTTTTTTAGGAATATCATCCCCTCTTGTAATTAATTGCCATTTATATTTAGCATTAGTTTTAAGCATTTTGCCATAAGCACTAGAACCTTCGCCTTGCACCCAATAATTCCAAATTTTATTATTATCAAGATTTACTTTTCCAGGACTATTTTTTATCTTGCCTACATAAATAAAACCATCTGTACTAGTAATACCACCTTTTACAGCATTTTGTGGAATTTCTTCACCACGTTCAACATCAATCCATTCTATCCATAATTGTTTATCAGTTGTTGCTGAGGGAGTTGTTGTTGGGGGAGTTATTAAAGTTGTTGCTGGTGCTGGTGCTGGTGCTGGTGCTGGTGCTGGTGCTGGTGCTGGTGCTGGTGCTGGTGCTGGTGCTGGTGCTGGTG